GTATCCTTAAGTTCTTTAGGTTCCGAAATTGCTACAACTTCGTAAGTTATATGTTCAGGAAAGTACTTTCTCTTGATGAAAGTTTCGATAGCTTCTTCTGCTTTCTCTTTCCAAGTGTAGACATGTGCTTTTCTTATCTGCGGATCAAAACCACCAGAGCACCAGTATCCACCACCTGAAGTCTTTATAACCCAAAATCCTTTTGTTTTCATCAGAGGTCCTCCATTTTCCTAAAAAAGTGTTCCGGCCAGAAACCAACGAACCCTTTGATCTGATAAGTATCACCTTTTACTTTAGTAATAACTGCTTCCAGCTCAGGCAGCAAAGAATTAGCTGGAGCCAAACCAAAGTAGTTCATATTAGGACTGAACCTTACTCTTTCGCCTTTATAAAACTTAGCCATAGTTAATCTACCTTTCTTTTATGTATAGAACTTACGTATACTAGTCAAATTCTTTGTACATCGCAATTAAACCCTTAGACAGTATTCTTTACTACCCAAAGGTTTAACAGCGATACAGGAGGTTTTAGGTTAGTTCTGAGGAGCCTCAGACCATCTTGTGCTAATGCAGTCTTCTTTATAGAAACCGCAAACACCTTCAAATCTATAAGCAGGACCGTTATAGTCTCTACGTTCTATAACCTTGACTGAGGCGAGTTCAAAGTCATTGTCTACTCCTTCAACTTTAACTTTAATACGGTGCTTAGGCTTAAGCTCTACTATATCACCTACGTTATATTTATATGTAATGTTTCTCATTACAGATCCTCCTCTACTTCAATTCCAAGTTCTTCAGAGTCTTCAAACCAATCATCAAGTTGACCATCATAGTAGCGATTAGTAACTACATAGTAGCCACCTTCTGTACTAATCCACCACTCTCCCATACATCTAGGAAAAGTCTGAATAAGGTCATTAACTTCGTCGATAGTCTTACACTCAGAAATTGCTGCCCAACAGTCGTTGATATGATTAAATACTTTCATCTTCTGTAATCTCCTTAATTTCGTTTACATTTATATTATACCATAAAAATATTACGTAGATATTATATAAATGTAAACGAATTGTAAATAAATGTTATGTACGACATTTGATCGGGACGACAGTCAAAGTCTCGTCGTGTATAAGTACAGACATTATCTGGAGGTCTCTATATGCCTCCTCAATGTAGGAGTACCTCTTCGCCCGAGGTCTTCTATAATCAAAGTGAGGACCAGGTCTCATGGAATCATTCTTTCCTGTGTAGAAGTAGTCAAGGTCGGGACGAGTAGGAATCTTCATCTTGATAATATACTTAGTCAGCATCTTCTTCGTCCTCCTCAAGAAGTTCGTTAATTCTCATCATATCGGTTACGTCGTCTTCAGACATATACTTAACACACATAAGGATCACAGTGTACTTGTCAACCTCTCCGTTTTCAACCATCTCAAGAAGACGGTCTGTATTCTGTCTTACACTCGGAGTGGGGTCATATTTGTGAAGATGGTATCTGTTAGTCATTGTTCAATTCCTCCAATAATTTTTAATTAAAATAAGTTTCATCAACTCCACTTATCCAGTCTTCAAAGACTTCATAAAGTTCTTCTTCCATAAACATACCGAAATCCTCGTCGTCAAGTACAGTTTGTACTATCTCTTCTTTTTCTGAGGTACTAGAAGAAATCCAATCTTCATAACTCCAGTTCTGAAGTTCTTCAGAAAATCTAGTACAAATTCTTTCAAGTTCAAAATCTTTTAATTCAACCATAACACAATCTCCTTATTATTCGTTCTTACATTATATATTATATCATATAATTATTAACTGGATATTATATATTTGTGAACAAATTGTAAATAAAAAAGAACCTTGAAAATTATACCTCAAGGTTCTTTGTTTTTATTTAATTAGGTTCTACAGTGAGTGACAACCAGACATAACACTCTTCTGTTATAGTTCCTTCTACTGACACATAGGGGTTAGAGTCATAACCCGAAGTTCCCCAGTACTCATAACTTCCGATACCAGAGTCTTCTTCTGCGTAGTCATCTACTTCAAAACCGACTGTATCAACAGAGTCAATGTCTGTAACTTCTAAAGTTATCTTATACCCGTCAACGTCCGCTGCATCCTTAAACATCTTCTTAACATCGTTCTTAAGAAGGTCTACGTATTCTACCTCAGAGGAGTCAGGGTCCATATCATGATGATCCGCAGCATACCAAGTCGCCTTACGATCTACTTCTAAAGTTTCATCTTCTGGGATTACTTCGATAGCGAGATTACCTGTTAGGTCATCTGCTTTAACTTCTGTTATCTTAAAGTTTATTATAGTAGAGAGTGAGCTTTCTTTATTTATCTTCTCTACCAGATCTGCAGCGAACTTCTTCTGTTCTTCAAAAGAGAGTGCGGCGAAGTTTTCTATAATTTCCATATTCGTAATTCTCCTTTAATTTAAAATTAAGGGCTAAACCTTAATACTGCATAATTTAGCAAATATATTTAACCCTTTATTTGTTATCTCGATTTAAACCACACGATAGTATTGATGTCCTCATCGTCCTGAGGCATATAAACAAGTTCTACGAACTCCCAGTCCTCAAGATACTTCTCACATTTCTCTGTGCCTTCTTCGTAAGTGTGTGCAGAGTCAAAGGGAGTAAGGTTATCTTCTTCGTGTCCGACATTTATGATGTAGTCATTCTCTTCTTGAGTCATAGTATCGAACTCTTCTTTTGAACATTCCTGAAGCTCATAACCATAATCTCCTATACGAGTCTTCTCCTCGAGAAATCTTTTAGCATTGAGGTCAAGGTTGCTTGAGAGATAGAGAACATCACAGACATCTTCTTTATTAACCGCTCTAAAGTATTTCATTCTTTAATCCTCCAAAACGTAATATTCGTAATTTCGCTAATTTCAGATTTCTAATTTACATAGTCAAGCCACGGTCGAAATCTGCGAGGTATGTATCAGGTATAAACTTCTTAATCTCGTCTATATCTTGTTTCTTACCAAACTGGAAACCATATTTGTCAACAAGGGTCCAGAAGAGCTCCACAGAACAAATCTGCTTAGCATTCTTGTCGTTTATGTAGCGACGGAGGATAGAAGGTACTTCAGTATCAAAACAACCTGTAATACTGAGAGTATATTTCATAGGATTGTTTCCAGTAGTCTTTGCTCCAGCCTCATAGACCTTTGCATTATCTACTTTACCAAACTTAGACTCAAACCAACCTTGAGCTTCAGCAGGCATAGAAGGCTTTATACTTGTACAGTGCTTTGCAAGCCAACCGATTGTCTCGTATTCAGTCTGAGGAGTTCCACAGACAGCAGAAATGTCTTCAGGCTGAAGTCTATTGAGTTTCGCCATAGTAGCTTCAAGCTTTTTCTGAGACTCAGCTTCTGCTTTTGCTTGTGCCTCAGCCTCTTTCTTGGCCTTTCTCGCTGCTTCAGCTTCAACTTTTCTGTTGGCATCAAACTCGAGCCAGTTTTCAAGGAACTCAGCCATCAAGTTATCAAGAGTCAAAGCATCCGTCTCGTCAAATTCAAGGAACTTCGAAGCAATGGTATAAGCAAATACTGTATTCTTAGCTTCAGACTCGAAGGTCAGAAACAGATTAGGCTTTCCAAGATTTTCTGTGCATTTGATTTTTGTGATTTTTCCAGGTCCGTAGTTTTTGTGGGTACAGTTAATAGAGCAAAGAGTTTCGGAATTGATAGTAGCAAGCATTTCCATGATGTTTTCTTCCTTTGTAAAAATTAAAAATTTCTGTAAGCTGTATTCCTCTCGCTTACATATATATATTATATCACATTTTGATTGATTTGTAAACTGACAAAGTGCACAGACTTTTAATAATTTTTCTGTGCACTTTATTAACGGAGGATATTTATGCCTTAACAGCTTTGATGGTCATTTTTTCCATAAGCTTCTGAGCTGCAACCTTACGAGCATCATACTCGTTGAGTGCCTCGACCAGAAGGGTTACCGTTGTACCGCCGTAGGTAAGGTCAACGTTGTAGTCAGAGTAAGTAGCATACTGATACTTCGAGGTATTTCTACCTTTGAGAAGCTCATACAGCTCATAACAGTCACCAACAGTTACCTGACCATGCATATAGTGAGGTACGCCGGCACAAGAGCGAGACCACACAAGAGCGGTATTTCCATCGTCGATTTCGATCTTGATAATCTGCTTAATCTTGTTAGCGAAGAAGTCATAGACATCGGTGGTCACACCGTTACGGTCCTCGAGGTAGATGTAACCGTTTGCATCGACACCAAAGTCGAGGCTCTTCCAGTACTTCTCCATCGAACGGGTGTTCTCCCAGATACCATCAGACATCTGTCCGATAACGGAACTGAGAATGTTCTGTCTCTTGTTGTTCGCCTTAATGTAAGTTGTAAGTCTCATAAGCTTTCCTCCAAAAGTGTTTCATTTGATTACATATATATTATACCACACAATTATTACGTGGATATTACATATTTGCTAACAAATTGTAAATAAAAAACCGTGCCCATTTTATTGAACACGGTTTAATAATTTATTAAATTGATAAGTTATTAGAAGTCAGCCTCAAGCTTATCAGGTCTGAAATCCTTGAAGATCGGAAATCTCAAGCTTACTCCACCGTCTGCATTCGTAGACTCCTCAAAATACTGAATCTCACAAATCTTACCAAGGAAGTCCCCTCTAGTTCTCCAGACCTCAGCTCGCAGTCTGTCAGAGAAACCGGAGCCAACTTTAACGAGGTTACCATCTTTATATCTTACAAGGATCGCACCGAGAGTTCCTGCAAGTCTTCCAGAACCTTCTTCGAAGCCGACAATTTCAAGGTCGAGAGTGTTCATCTTCTTTACTTTCATAAGGTTCCAAGTACGACCAAACTCGTAGGGAGCATCACAGATGTTAATCATGACTCCCTCCTCCTGATTAGCGAGAGCTTCATCGAGGTACTCAAGAACTTTAGAAGTATCCTCTCCTCTGTAAAGTTCCGGCAGAACCTCGAAGTAGGTATGAACTCCGTGACTAGGACCGTATTTGAACAAACCTTCGAGGAGAAGTCGTCTTTCGATGTAGTCATGAGTACACTTCTGAGCTTTCCATTCCTCGAGGGACATTGCATCGAAGCACTTCATCTTGAGTCCATGCTTCTCTCCGTCTGAACGAGTAATCTTCATCGCTCTCTTATAAGCTTCCTTACTCGAAATTCCTTTGTCATTGAGAATAGTAATCTCACCATCAAGAACAGTTCCCTCAGGGAAAGTCTCAAGCATTTCCCTCTCGAGGTCAACGAGTCCTTCGTATCGCTGTCCGGCACGAGTGAAAAACGAAACTCCGTCAGTTTCGCGGATAGCGATAATTCTTCCCCCGTCTATCTTAGTAGTAAGAGCAAAATACTTACCCTCAAGCTTCTCAGGCTTCTCAAAGTACTTCTGAGCGAGCTGAACGTTGAAAGTAGGAATAAGGTCAGGAATTACAGAGTTAATTGACTTTGCATCGACTCCGAGAGGGAGATCTTTACAGATAATCTTCTTAAGAAGCTCCGCGCACTCTAAGTTATCGAAAGCAATCCAGTCTATAGCAACCTGACATACTGCGATGTCATAATCCTTACCTGTATTATGCTCCTTGAGGTAGTCAAAGAGGTCGAAGACAGTAACAGGGCACTGACATTCTCCTACTCGTACTTCCTTAGCAAGTTTCTTAGCACTGATTCCATACACGGTATAAGGATCGAAGATAATAGAAAGGTATTTCTGGATTACAGAGTCGTCCTTATACTTCTGGAGGACTTCCTGCTTATATTTTCTTGAGTTAGAAGAGCAAATTTCATCGCAAAAGGTCTTAAACTGTATAAGTGTATTCATCTTATAGCCTCTTTCTTAAAGTATTCCGAGTTCTTTAGCTTTATTTTCAAGTTCGCGTCGCTGCCCGTCTGTAAGGTCGAGCAAGTCGTAGTGAGTCATGTAGCTTATTGCTACAGTACCGAGAAATTCGGCATCAAATTCTTCTACCGGCAAATCACCATAACAGATACCGATCAAGTATTCAAGTCTGCCGACGTCTGAACAGATGTAATCGTCCCAGCAATCTTCACAGAGGAAGTCTCCGTAAGCGGTCTTAAAAGAGTCTCCACCCAAAGTCTTATCACAGTTTGCACAACGCATATCGTAATCCTCCTTAGTAAATCTGCGTAGCAGTCTTCTTGAGCATTGCTACTGCTTGGTCATATTCAAGCACAAGAGCATCTTCATCATCCATATCGATAATCTCTATATCGATATTAGGGTCTTCAGAAAATACTTCCTGAACTAAACCGTCTTTAACTATAATAGAAATTTTCTTTTTCATTTTATTATCCTCCTTAAGCTGTAAGCTTTGCAATGAATTCATCAAGAGTTCCGTAGAAGAGTCGAGTTCCACGATAAGCAGTACTCTTGTCTTTTGCTACACTGACATCAACCAGAAGCTGACCCTTGTCATTATAAGAGAGTTCAGTAATTACCGAACCATCATAACTCTGAACCGAAGCCTTGATACCAGAGTGACCCATACGAGTCGCTGCACCTCTGTTGCCTTGAATAGAACCATAAAACTTTGACATAACTTTTATCCTCCGTTGTTTTATTACATATATATTATACCATATTTCTTCTGATTTGTAAACTGACAAAACTAACAAAGTTTTTTGAATTATTCTGTTAGAACCCGACATATCAGCCACAGCCGACACAACAATCAAGCTTGAGCTTTGTCTTGAGGTGGTCATAGCCCATAATCCAGCCGAGGTTAGAGTCGAGTGGCTCACCTTCAACCCTGATAATCCAGTTGGTAGAATTCTGAGTATAGTCGATCGCAGGATAATAGGTTTCAGTTTCAACTTCCCAGATTTCAAACTTCTTCTCTCTGTCGAAAGCATACTGAGTCGGATCATACTCTACTCTCTTACCATGAGAGTCCCAGTAGTTCTTGCACTCTATCTTCTTGGTATAACCTTCATGGAGAAGCTTACGACTAAGCTCCTTGGTTGTAATATTCAAAGCTACAGTTTCCATATTAGTTCTCCTCCTCAAAGCTTTCGATAAGGTCAAGAGCTCTGGTCGCAAGATAGCGATAGAACTTTGCCATCTCACGGTTCTGCACAACATTCTGAGTGTGCATCTTAGTTGCTTCCGCAGTAGGAGCACCGAGAGCAAACATCAATTCATTCTCTGCTGCACCGTCATACTGCTCTGCGAGTTCGTTGAAATCGTTCTCCATTTGGATCATCATAAGTTCCTTATCCATTAGTTTGTCCTCCGTTCGTTTATTACATATATATTATAACGTGTAATTATTAACTGGGTTTAACTAAATTGTGAACAAATTGTAAACTTAAAATGTTATATCATCAGAAATGCCCGTACATATTTTTTGTTCAGGAAGCTTAGTTGCTTGGGAAGTAAACTTACTGGGATTATAAATCTTATTGATTGCCCAAGTCGCATCTCTATAAGAGTTGATAGTAGCAATCTCAATTATCTTAAGCCTGAGAGCTTTATCATTTGTGTAGCCAGTAACAGTCTTTTCAAAGAGCTGAACTACTGCTTTAGTGAACTTACAGTTGGCAGCATCTATCATTCCATCAACCCAACGTTCATAGGCAGCTCTGATCTCAACATCAGTTTCCAGAATAGCTTTCTTCATAGTTGCTTTAATCCCAGCAAGCTTCGCAGCCTTCTCATCTTTCTTAACTGCAGAAGTCTTCTTGAGTTTAGTAGTATCCTCATCCGTGATTACCTCAACCATTCCCTGTACACTAATACAAAGTCGGTTAGGATTATCTGGATCTTTAAGAACCACTCCCATAGTAATAAGTTTCTCTTCACACTTAAGCTGCTTGGTTAGAGTAAGAGTCGTCTCCCTCTCCATGAAATCTCTATCTAGTGTAAAGAAGCCGTGCTCATCAGCAGTTCCTTTCTTGGATACCTGTTTAAGTATACTCTGAAGTTCTGCCCAGTAGGCAGCAACCTCAAAGCCGGCAAGTTTAACTAATCTTTTATTTAATCTAAGTTCATCAAATAGATCAAGGTACAAAACGAAATCCTCCTAATTACGGTTATACTATATTATACGATAAAAGGCTAGCCTTACTTAAGCTAGCCTTTAATTTTTATA